TGGCCCTTCCTTTGGAAGCCCTACGATTTCCTGATCGTCACAATCGTATATCCGCTCCTTGTTTGGCTGGGCGCTAATGCAATCGGGAGTCCGTCGATCAACCGTTTTAGCGAGTTTATCGGAGATCTTTCATATCCGCTTTATATGACCCACTACGTTCTACTCATGCTATTGTTCGGCGGAACTTCGGCAGGTTGGGTTGCGCAGAATCATGCAGCGCTAGCGGTACCAACCATGACTCTCGTTGCAATCGCTTTTAGCTTTCTTGTTAAGCGATATCTCGACGAACCGATCCGAGCCACTTTGCATCACAGATCATTTGAGCATTGACCTGCCAATGCGTACGTATTTCCTCCAGATGGAGTTAGCCCGTCTTATTCGTCAGAGTGCGCCTGAGGGCTGGCGAGCGTGGTGTAAAGCGCTGATGTGGCGTCGGGAGGGCGTAAGCCCGACCAGAGCCGCAGCAAAATCGTAAAGCCCCGCCTTCAGCATAACCCGGCAGGAATCCACTTAATTTTCGCGGGGCGCTGTCCAAACAACCGGGACCAGCTCTCCATCCTCATGAAGTCCGGCCAGGCCGCCGGTTTCGCCGGATCCGCTCCATCAGCAACGCCACGAAGGACAGCAACATGCTCCGGGCTCCAGCGCGCGAGTTCATCAGCATCAAGACCATTGGAATCGCCGTGGCCCTCTCCGCGCTGGTCTGGCGTGCCATTATCTTTGCTTGAATGCCAGCTTGCATTGTGCGAGATAATGCAAATAGGCATGAGCGTCACGCAACGCCGAAAACTCATGAGGATCTGATGTTCGCCATCGGCTTACCACCGGGCAAGAAGCTGCCCTTCGCCACGCTGGTCGTCGGCCAGCACACCTTCCCCCACATGCACCGTGACCGTGCGGGCTTCACCTGGACAGAAAACATCACTCTCGCTGTCCATGTCCTGGGGATCCGGCCATACGTGGACCGGCCCCGCAACGACAACAAAGAGGCGGCCTGATGTCGCTGAACCAATTCCAGAAGGCCGTCGCCCAGAAGTACGGCGGTGGGGATTACGCCCACGTTGAGACCATCGACGAGTGTCGAGACGTCGGTGACACACTGGCTGGACCGTGTTCCGTAATAGCGTTTCGCCGAATGTCCGCTTCGATCCGAAGGCGACCGAATCGTTGCGTCGCCGCGAAGTGATGCGATGGGCCACAAGCGGACTCAAGCGTCGCGCGGCAACATGAGCAGGACATGTTGAGGGTCGTGCACCTTTGCCTCTACCACATCACCAACCTTGAAATGCTGCTGGAACCAGTCGGCAATCCGTCGATTGTTGCCGACGATACGAACGGAGCCGTTGGGGTTCGCTGATCGGTTGATGACGGAGTCCACCTGTTCGGAGTCGCTCCCGAGATAAACAATCACCGGATCACCGTCATCGCCCAGGTAACGACTGGCCTCGGTCCCTGGATTGATGAGGCCCTGATTGTAATAGGCAGAGCCGAGCCTGATTGGAAACGTCATCTGCTGGGATGTTGTTGTGGCTGGCAAAGGCTCGTTGGGTGCTACCATGGCGGCTACGACTTCGCGGGGCTCGGTAGCTTGGCGGAGTTCGGAGTCTTCCGTGGCTTCTCGCTCAGCTTCTTCTGTTAGCAGCCGCTTCCCCTCGCGGCCATTCCATGGCGGAGCAAAGGCGATGATCAAGGATTCTTCCAGACCTGCAGCAAGATCAATCTGAAATTCGCCGTAACGAAGTTCCGAGATCGGCGTGAACACGAATATGCGTGTCTCTATGCCTCGCTTCAAAAGGGCTTTGATGTTTTCATGACAGCGTTGGTTAGTCTTCTGTGTGCTGCCGGGGGTGCAGTAGCCTACAAAGCGCTTTTTGATGCTGCGTGCCGTCTTCCCGATATAGCTCACATTGCCGCCTTGTACGAAAGCATAGAGCGCGTTGCGGACATCGAGCATTGCGCGATGCGCTGTCACATTCATGCCGTCAAGCTCGTACGTGATACAGCTATCGTTATCGGCTTTCACCCACTTCGCCACATCGCGAAAGCCGGTGTTAAGCAGGGTGTCTGCAGTCAATTGTGCCACTGGTCCCCCCATCTGCTAACCCCATATCACTGGACATGCCCGCCTGTGCCCGGATTGATGGGATCATACGCGAAATGGTGCATGGTCAAAGGGGTATGACGTGTCGTTACGGGGCGGCCCCAGGTCCGGATTGGGTCAAACGCGACCGGTCCTCTGGTCCTATCCACTCCTCGACTTCCGCTATGCCCCGTTACCGACCGAGATCATGCGGCGGCGCATATGACAGCGATCGCGCGAGTGCTGGCGCGATGAAGTGGGTTCCGGAGGTCAAGCCCGGCGAATAGCGGCCTCAATGCGCCGCTTGCGCTCCGCCCTTACCTTTTCGAGCATCTCGGCATGGGTGAAGGTCGGGACGCCGCTCTTGTCCGTGGCGAAGCGCAGGACTTGCTGTGCGTACTCGCGGGTCACGTCAAACCAGTCGCCGGTAAGCCTGCGCTTCGCCTTGTCGAGAAGAGCCGTGGCTTCGCCCAGCAACCGGACCGCTGTGATATCGCCAGGCGTCCACACCACGTCGTGGACCTGGAGTTCTTTCCAGCAGCCCGGTTGCAGCTCGGCCAGCTTGTCCTTGAGCTGCCGCGCCCAGCTAATTCGTAGCGGCCGCCCCCCTGTGGGGCCGACCGCATAGACACAGGCATAACCGAGTTCCAAGAAGATGGCGCGCTCCGGCTTCGAATGGAGCCAAGGGAGGCCCGCAATAATCTCGGTTTTCTGCATGTCGGATCGACCTCTAGCAGATTCTTTGCATTCGTGCAACTTTACTGCTTGCAGTTTCGCCAAACCCGCCCTATCGAATGCAAACCACAACTGGAGGTTTTGATGACTGACCAAGGCAGACTGATCCTGTCCGCTGAGGCGCTGCGGATCCCGCGAGCCGAGCACCGAGCGCTACTGGAGATCAGGGAGCACTTCGCCGCCGGCACCTTCCACCACGATCCCCGGAACGATGCCGATCGGCCTGACGGATTCAACATGAACGGCGCAGAACACGAGTCGGAGTGCGGAACGACCTGCTGCATCGGCGGCTGGGTCTGGCGCTCCATGGACCGCGACCGCACGACCAAGAGCCCGACCGCATCTCGCTATGTCCACCATGACTGTGCGACTGCCCTTCACCCCCTCTATTTCCCATCGTTCGATGACATCGACGACATGGCGTACGACGACATCACGCCGGGCGCGGCGCTTGTCGCGATCGACAGCTTCATTGCCACTGGTGATCCGGACTGGCGCGGAGCCTGCGGCCTGGACACCCGGGTGATCGAGGTCCGTAGCTACCGCGATTAGCCATGCCTTCCCGCTTGCATGAATGCAAGCGCTTGCAATCCCCCGTTCTGAATTGATCGGCGCCGCCCTCACGAACGGGGGTGAGTTCGACAACGGCCCGTAACCCCAAAGGAGAACTGAATGAATCCCACCGCAAACGATCCCTTCCTCTACGGCAGCCTGCCGGATCGGCTGGCGCAGGAGCAGCCGCAGCCGCAACAGCAGCTGCTGCAGCAGGCCGCTATCGAGGCCCCTGCTCCGCTGACTCAGGCGGCCTTCGGATCCCCGCTCAACGGCGAAGTGTTGCCGCCCGAGCAGCCGGCCGCCGAGACCCCGCCGACCCCGCCGCAGTATCCGATCGGCCTGATCGACTTCAACCAGCCAATCGCCATCGTCGATGCCGACAACTCCTACACCGAGGACGTGTTCGACAACCCGCAGATCCTCACGGTTCTGAAGTGCAGCGTGCATCCGGTCGTCATCAGCTTCTGGAAGCACGGCGAGCAGTGCATCGCCCAGTTCGACACGGACGGCGACTCGTCCTGTGGCAACTACAAGGTCGAGCAGGACCTGATCTATCCGGCCACCCGCTACGTGGTCGTCGGACGTGATGGGCGCAGCCTGAAGGTCGACGAGGAGCTGTACGTCACCGAGGAGGCGGCTCGTAACGAGACGGCGATCGACGACATCGCTGGCGTCTTCCAGGTCGTGATCGAGGCTCCGGCCCCGACGCTGGCCCAGAACGTCGCTGGTGCCGAGACCCATGTCGGCGACGAGGCCGAGGAGGACGAGAACGAGACCGTGGTGGCCGCCGCGCCGGTCGCCGCCCCCGTGACCGCCGCACTCGATGCTCCGACCGAGATGTACGTCGCCGGCCGGATGCGCAAGGTCGGAGAGACGGTCCACGCCTACCGCAACGGATTCGGCACCCGGATCTGCACCATCCTGAAGCTGCGCCGCGCCAGCCGCAAGTCGCTGTACGTCGACCCCAAGGACGGCAACGAACCGTACTGGGCGCTGAACAAGAACGTCCGCTACTGAGCCAGCAAGCTGGCCCGTCTCCTTCGGGAGGCGGGTCCGCCCTGCCACGGAGAAGAAGATGCCGAGACGATTGGGTGACGATGCCCAGGTCAAGGAAGCGTTCCACGCCTTCGAGGCGACGCGACAGCTGATCAATCTTGTCTGCGAGCAGCCGGGCCATGTGCCCCACGAATTTCAACCGATCGTCGAGCTGGCGCTGCAAGCGTACGACCTGCCGCCCGACTTTCCGGAACGAGTCCTCATCAACGAACTCAACGCCGACCAGGAGCCGCACCATGAGTGAGCCGAGAAAAACTGTCCGCATCGTCAGCGAGCAGGAGTTTGCGTCCCGTCTCCGCATCGTGCTGCAGGACTATCGTCTCGACGATGTCGGCGCAGTCACTGGCCCTGGCCGGTCCGGCGCGATCGCCGCGGTCTACACCTCCCCACTTTGAACAGACCTCTTTTGGCTCACAACGGGCAGCAAGAACCCCAAAAGAGTACAAGCGCAGGCGTCAACACCAATGATCGTTCTCAAGTTCGGCGAGTCAGTGTTCTGGCTCCGCCTTTTCAATTCAAGGGATAGACCGCTTCCAATTATTCCCCGTTAGGGGCTGAAGTTTCACTTGCTCTTTTGCTTGCGCGAATGCAAACAGGAGCTTGCCGCACGCTCGCGGGACCAATTCCGGCCCCGCGTGCCACAACCACGGGAAAGCCATGCCTGCCGGCACGCTTGAATGCAAACGGAGCAAACGATGTTCTACCTTGTCAGGTTGGACCGCGACGCCGACAACAATCTCGTCGAGACGCCGCTGCCCGACTACGGCACCTTCGAGAAGGGAGCCGATGCAGCGAAGGCCTCGAAGACTGCCGCTGCCACGACCGGCGCCAAGGTGCAGTGCCGGCGCATCGCCCAGGCTGGCGACTGGCGCGCCGCCATGCAGAAGCGCATGGAGTCCGGCGAGCTGACCCCGCTGCCGTCGAAGTGGACGCTGGATCCGATCAAGGATCACTTCGCCCATCTCCGGGCCAATGATTCCAGCAAGATCGCCTTCATCGAGAGCGAAGAGCACGGCATCATCCAAAAGCTGACCGCGCTGACGCCCGGCCGATACATCACCCGGTTCTACGAGCTGGAAGATCAGAAGATGGACGACGCCAAGCGGCGCGCCCTGATCGCCGCAGTTGATCCGAGCGGCGAGATCTTCTTTGCCAAGACGCCCGACGAGATCACCTACGTCTACAAGAACGGCCCCTCCTCGTGCATGGATGGCGACCACAACTTCTCGCACCTGCCGGTGTGGCCGGTGGCTCCCTATGGCGCTGGTGACCTGGCCGTCGCCTACACCAAGAACACCAGGGGTCGCATCCAGTCCAGGGCACTGTGCTGGCCGGAGAAGAAGCTGCACGGTCGCTGTTATGGCGACATCGCGCGGCTGCGGTCGGCTCTCGCTGCTGAGGGTTATACCGACCTCCGAGATGGCGGCGATAACAAGGTCAACACCTTCGTCGGCGCACGTCTGCTGAAGATCCCGAACGAGAACTACGATCATCAGTACATCGTCCCCTACTTTGACGACATCGGTGTCGGCGTCGACATGGGAGATCACTTCGTCACGGCTGATAAGTGGGAAGCCGGAAAGCATTATGTGTGCAGCTCTTCGAGCGGTGTCTCGCAGATGCATGCCAGGTGCCCAAAGGAAGACGTCGCGGTGTATGTCAGCGACATGCGGTTCGTGCATGGGGCCGATCAACTTTGGTCGTCCGGCGCTATCAAACGCCACGCTTTCACCTGTTTGGGCAGCGGGAAGATCTGGTCGAGGGACTACAAGGTCACCCTCTACGACGGCACCGCCTGGTCGAAGGAGTGGTTCGACGAGCACGGCGAGCACTGCATCTACACCCACAGCAATCGCCCCAAGGACGAAATGGTCCAGAAGGGCGACAAGCGGATGCACCGCAGCGTTGCCGATGAATACGACGACGAAGGCAACAAGGTGGAGATCAAGCCGAAGCGTCGCCGCGGCAGCAAGATCGTCGGCTATGACCTGGCCGTACCCGGGGGCGACATCACCGTCAACACCACCATCCGCGGCAGGATAGCCGACCAGTTCATCGTCGACGATGTCGACGTGATCTCTGACCGCGCCGTCACCGCTGTCAACGACCTCATCCTCAATCGCAGCCGCCGCGTTGCCTAAGGAAGAACTATGAACGATCTCGAAACCATCATCTCCATGCTCTCGTATCGGCGGCCGGCTGGCTCGGCCACCGAGATGGCATTCATCAAGAAGTTCATCATCCCCCTTGGGGCGAAGATGGACAAGCACGGCAACTGGCGGCTGGTGATCGGCGAAGATCCGAGCGTTCTGTGGTCGTCGCACACCGACAGCGTCCACTCCAAGGAAGGCTTCCAGAAGGTCGATTTCGACGGCAAGTTCATCTCACTTGCGGTCAATTCGAAGTCGAACTGTCTGGGCGCTGACTGCGCTGCCGGCGTCTGGATCATGAGCGAGATGATCAAGGCGAAGGTGCCCGGCCTCTACATGTTCCACTTCGCCGAGGAGATCGGCTGCGTCGGCTCCAACGCCGTCGTGGAAAAGGAGCCGGAGCTGCTGAAGGCCATCAAGTCGGCGGTCGCCTTCGATCGCCGTGGCACAGCTGACGTCATCACCCATCAGGGGGTGCGGACCGCGTCTGATGCGTTCGCGCAGTCATTGGCGGACCAACTGCCGAGCCGGTTCAAACCGTCAGACAGGGGCGTCCTGACCGACACCAAGCAGTACCGTCACTTGGTGCCGGAATGCACCAACCTCTCTGTCGGCTACTACAATGAGCACCGCCCCCACGAGGCGCTCGATGTCGGTCACCTGATCGAGGTGCGCAACCACATGGTCAAGATCGACCAGTCCAAGTTCGTGATCGAGCGCGACCCTTTAGCGAAACCGAAGCTTTCGAAGGCTGGTGGGAAGTCCTTCGGTAGCTTCGGCAGGTTCCGTGAGGAGACTCTGCGCGACCTGGTGTGGGGCCATCCCGACAAGGTTGCCGCGTTCCTGGAGAACCAGGGCGTCACCTTCGACCAGCTCCGCGACGTCATCCATGAACGCCGCGAGCGCAAAGCAAATATCAACGACCTGTTCGACCCGCTGGATCTCTTCAGCGGCGCGGCCTGATCGACAATTCACTGACAACCCATCAAGGAACTGACCAATGCAGCTTGGTATGAAGGATCACGTCGACGTCGCAACCGGCGTGCAGGACGAAATCAAGATCGCCTTCGAGGCAAACGCGGTGGCTTTCTACGCCCAGATCTCCGGTCTGGCGAAGGACAAGAAGCGGTATCCGATCCGCGAACTGTCGACCAACGCCTGGGACGCCTCCCGTGGCGACTTCGAGGTCCATCTTCCGACCCCTCTCAACCCGGTCTTCCGGGTTCGTGACTACGGCCCGGGCATGAGCCACCACCAGATGGTCAACGTCTACGCCCGCCTCTATGCCTCCACCAAGCGTGCCACCAACGAGCAGGTCGGCGGCTGGGGTCTGGGGTCCAAGAGCCCGTTCGCCTACCTGATCGGCGATACCGGCGCCGGCTCCTACTACGTCACCTCCTACCATGACGGCGTGATGCGGGCCTACGTGTTGTCGCTAGCTCCGGACGGCGCGCCGGTCATGCGCCTGATGGCGGAGACCCCGACCGAGGAGCGCAACGGTCTCGACGTGTCGTTTGCCGTTCGCCGCGAGGACATTCAGGACTTCCACCGCGGCGCCCACGACATCCTGTGGTCGTTCGAGCCGCGCCCGAAGATCTTCCCCCGGGACGCGGTCAACTGGAAGGACCCGGTGGTCGAGAGCCAGGGCGAGAACTGGGCCAAGTTCGAGGGCAACTCGGTACCGTTCTACGGGCCGCGCGTCCGCATGGGCTGCGTGATGTACCCGTTCGATCTGCGCCAGATCGAGAGCACCGGCTTCCTCGACGACAGTGACGAGGTGCTGTTCGATGCGCCGATCGGGTCGCTCAAGGTCACACTGTCCCGCGAAGAACTGGCCTATGACGACACCACCCGGACCACGCTGAAGAACCTGGTCAAGCAGTACGAGGACAACTTCATCGACCAGCTCCGCGACAAGGTGGATGCAGCAGAGACCCTGTTCGCAGCGGCCAAGGTCTTCGAGGAAGAGACCGACATGTTGGGCCGTACCCGACAGCAGAAGCTCCGCGACATCGTTCGCTGGCGCGACTTCTACATCTCCGAGGTCCTCGCCAAGGTGAACTGCAAGATGGACATGCTCCCGGAGGGCTGGACCGAGTTCGAGAAGTTCGAGGACTGCACCGTCCGCACCAACTGGGCAGCCGATGCCAAGATCGTCATCGAGCACAACCCGAGCTACTCCCTCAGCCGGTTCCACATGGCTGAGCTGGTCGGCAAGCAGGTGCTGTGGGTGCGCTGCAAGCGGTTCAACCGCGAGCAGGTTCTCGCTGCCCTCGGCAATCCCGAGGCCATCGAACTCGACAGCTTCAAGGTGCCGGTCGCAAAGCGGGTTAGCAAGACGATCCGCAAGCGCAAGACGCTGGTCGTCACGACCGGAGGCCGGCTGCACGCCCTCACCCAGGACGTCGACATGGCCGAGGGCGGACTGATGGTGGAAGCGTACCCCGGAACGTACCGCCGTCGCCGCGGCAGCAGCAGCTTCCTCAAGCTGCACAGCCATCAGGAAGGATCGATCAGCCAGAACGAGGCCGAAAGCTTCATGATGGCTGCTGTCGAGTTCGGCCTGATCGAGGTTGGCACGGTCATCCTGGTCAAGAATTACGATCAGGAGGTGTCCGGCGACTGGACCATGGTGGCCGACGACATGATCGAGGACATCCGGGGTCGGGTGAACGTCGAGGAGTTCACCGGTCTGCACAAAAAGACGCTGCACAATCTGAACCACAACCTCCAGGAAGTGGCGAAGATGCGGATCCAGCGTGCGCCGGCTGATGTTCGCGAGTTCCTCACGAACCTCAAGCAGCTCTACGCCGCCCTGCAGAACGGTTCGAACGCGACGACGGAGAGCGACAAGGCGTTCGCAGCGCTGCGCCGCATCGGCATCAACATCGACAAGCCGGAGGTCGTCTGCCCGATCGGACAGATCGACCAGGCCTATGAGCGGCTGTGCCAAGACTACCCGCTGCTGAGGGGCATCGTCGAGGCCTACGACTACAGCAACCGCAACCGTGACAAGACGAGCAAGCTCAACCACTACTTCGAGCTTCTCTCCCGCCCCGCGGTCGCAAACGACAACGACGAGTCCGAGGATGACCTCGAACTCGATCAGGCTGCCTGAGCCAACCGGAGCGCAACATGATCGCCAGCGTGATCACCGACACCTCAATCTTCTACATCGCCAAGGGCCGCCCCTGGACCTTGGCGGTGGATCACCCCGCTTTCGAGCAGGTGAAGGCTCGTCTTGCCGAAGGGTGCGACGACGAAGACGAGATCGTCCGCATGACGGACGTTCGGGTGGCGGTGAATGACGCCACCGATGGGCGGGCTGTCCTCAGTGAGGATGGCCTGCTCATGGACGGCGAAGTGATGTCTCCGGCCTGGCACCACAAGGCCATGGCAGAACCCGCTGCCATGAAGGTCCTTGTCGTGAGTCCGGGAGACCGGGTTCGCATCGAGGGCGACGAGGACGCGCCGGCCGGTCTCTACACGGTCGGCGACGTCGACAACGACGACGTCGACAAGCGGGTGATGGTCGAGTCCGACGAAGGCTACCTCGGCTTTGTCGCCAACGCATCCATCAAGGAAATCATCAAGGACGTGGAAGAACTAAAGTGCTGTGAGGAGGAAGAAGATGCCAAAGACGCTGACTAAACTGCAGGAGCAGATCGTTGCTCGGGTGCTCGCCGACCCCATGAACACTCTCTACCTGTCGAAGGGGCAGGTTAATTCGGCGCAGAGCCTGATCACCAAAGGGCTGCTGAGCAAGTACTGCTATGCGTCGATGATCCAGTCGCAGTACCTCACGCCGGAGATCAAGTCGGTCTTCTTCGGCGAGAACGACGTGGTGTTTGCGATCCAGGACATCTACGACAACTGCTGGCTGACCTTCGAGGACCGCGAGCTGGTCGCGAAGCCGCGCTCCAAGGAGAAGGCGGACCGGATAGTTGCAGCCCTAAAGGTGCTTCGATCCACAGAACTCAAGGCCGCAGCTTAATTTGCATTTCTCGCGACTCTCCGTTTGCTTGACTGCAACCATGATGCTAACCGTCACTCATACCAGATCGAGACGAGGACCATGCAAGCCCCATCACTTTGGGTTCCATCGCCGCAGCAGGCGGCCTTCCAGGACAAGGCCTGGAATGGAGCCAGCTCCATCGTGCTGATCGCCGTTGCCGGCGCCGGCAAAACCACAACGATCATCAAGACGGTCGAGCGGATGATCGGCTCCTCGATCATTCTGGCGTTCAACCGGAAGATCGCTGAGGAGATCAAGGCCAAGCTGCAGGCGGCCGGCATCGATTGGAAGAAGGCCGAAGCCTCGACCGTCCATGCGATCGGCCTGCGAAACTATCGCAAGGCGTTCCCCAAGGCCCGCACGGTCAAGGACAAGGTCGCCAATATCACGTCCGACTGGATCGACACTGCCACGGTCGGAGCCGAGCTGGCTTCCCATGCAGGCGTCGTCTGCCAACTGGTGTCGCTCGCCAAGCAGAGTGGTATTGGTATCGAGGGCCAGGGCCACATCGACGACACCTCGATCTGGGAGGACATCGTCGAGCACTTCGACCTGTTCGACAGCGAGCAGCTGGCGAAGAAGTCCGATGCCCTGATCGACTGGGCGATCAAGGTCCTGAAGGAGTCCAACTCCGAGCCGGAGATCGTTGACTTCGACGACATGATCTACCTGCCCCTACTCTTCAACGTCCGCTTCCGGCAGTACGAGAATGTCTGGATCGACGAGGCACAGGACACCAACACGGTCCGCCGTCTGTTGGCCAAGTGCCTGATGAAGCAGCGGGGCCGTCTGTTCGCTGTCGGTGATCCGCACCAGGCGATCTACGGCTTCACTGGCGCCGACAACGACAGCATCGAGATCATCAAGCAGACCTTCAACGCGATCGAGATGCCGCTGACGGTCACGTATCGCTGCCCGAAGAGCGTGGTCAAGATGGCCCAGTCCTGGGTCAATCACATCCAGGCTCACCCCTCGGCGCCTGACGGGACGGTCTCGTTGGAGTCCTTCGAGCAGATGATGCAGAAGCCGGACCGGCTGGATGGCGACGCCGCAATCCTCTGTCGCAACACCCGACCGCTGGTCAACGCCGCGTTCGCCCTGATCCGCGCCAAGATCCCGTGCCGGATCGAGGGTCGCGACATCGTCGAGCAGCTGAAGAAGCTGGCGACCCGCTGGAAGTCAATCGTCAACATCTCCGCGCTCGAAGAAAAACTCGAGGAGTGGCTGGAGCGCGAGAAGGCGAAGTGGTTGCCGAAGAAGAAGATGGCCAAGGTCCAGGAGGCCGAGGACAAGGTCGAGACCCTGAAGGTCGTGATCGACGCTTGCCGCGAGGCCAAGCTGTCGAGGATCACCGACGTGATCGCCTACATCGACAACATCTTCGCCGACAACGTGACGGGCATCCTGACGCTCGCAACCATCCACCGGTCGAAGGGCCGTGAGTGGAAGCGGGTCTACTGGCTCGACCGGTTCAACACCTGCCCGTCCAAATACGCCACCCAGGACTGGGAGCGTGAGCAGGAGAAGAATTTGCAATACGTCTGCGCCACCAGGTCTCAGATGGAGCTTATCGATCTCCTGCCTCCGCTGCCCAAGGTCAAGACGCCGCCTGCCAACGATAACAAGAAAGCTACCGACAAGGAGGCGGCGGCGTGAAGCGCATACCGGTTGCCGACTCCATCGGCAAAACCTACGGGAAGCTCACCGTCATTGAGGACCGAGGACTTCGTGTGCTCGGCGGGAACAGGCGTATGGCTCAGGTTCTGTGTCGCTGCGAATGCGGCACAGAGCGGGTCGTCCTGCTCAATGACGTACGATCCGGAAAGACAAAGACCTGCGGTTTCAACCATCCTCACTATGAGGACAGGTCGATGCCGGCCTTCAACTTCGTATACGACCACGCCTATAGAGCGAGGGCGATCGATCGTGGCCTGGCTTTCGACCTGACCAAAGATCAGTTCCGTGAGATCACGCAAAAGGACTGCCACTACTGTGGGGCAGCGCCTTCACTCAGCGCTGCGCGAAGCGTCGTGACCGGAAAGTTCAAATCGCAGTACGTCTGCAACGGCATCGATCGCAAGGACAATGGTCTTGGTTACACGATCGACAACAGCGTCCCCTGCTGCGGCATCTGCAATCACGCAAAACACATCATGGGATATGAGCAATTCATCATGTGGATCTCACGAGCCTACCATCACGTCGCAGTCACCCGCTCGATGGGCGAGCTGATCGACCTGCTGCCGCCGCTGCCGAAACAGAAGGCGGTCAACGACAACGAGAAGCAACCAGCCCAGAAGGTGGCGTGATGTCCGTTATCGAGATCGTCATGGAGGGTGGCCTGATCCAATCGGTGAAGGCGCCCACGGGCACGACAGTCAGGGTCTACGACTATGACGTCGAAGGCTCCAGCCAGAAGAAACAGGTCGACCCCGATGGCGACGAGTTCATCGAGTTCGTCCACAAAGGGACCGGAGACTGGGACTGATGCGGCTGCACTATCCGCACGGCAAGCCGCCAGAGGGTCGCGATGTCCTCTGGCGGTGCGAGGCTCAGCGATACTCCTACATCATCGACGCCGATCGCGAGGAATACGGTGTCACTGACCCCCGCCTGGAGCTGCGCTGGTATCCCGTCGATCGGCGGACGCCCAAGGGTGCCTGGGTTTGCGGTGAGTTCCAGCTGCTCACTGCGTTCAAGAAGAAGTTTTCGGAGACCGAAGAAGACGCGATCAACGACTTCAAGGCCCGCAAGCGCAAGCAGATCCGCATCGTCACCAACCAGCTCAATCGAGCCCAGCAAGAGCTGGCGCTTACCGAGCCGCAGCTCGATCGGCTTGTCCCGATACTTGCATGAATGCAAATACGGAGAGACCCATGAACGGGATCATTCTTTATCGTGGTCCGTCCGTCATTGACGGCGAACCTATCGTCTGCATCGCGACCGGCCTGGAGACCGGTGGCAGCAATTCCAAGACCGGACACATGGTCCAGGTCTACATCCTGCGGGCCGACATGAACCCGCTCAAGGCATCCCAGATCGGTGCCGACCATTCGATCTGCGCCGGCTGCAGGCACCGCGGCAAGGTCGTCACCGACCCCAAAACCGGCGAGCGCAAGAACGTCGGCCGCTCCTGCTACGTGATGCTCTGGCGCGGCCCCCACGTCGTCTGGGACGCATTCTCACGGGGCGTCTATGTCGACGTCCCCCTTCCCAAGGCACGCAAGCTGCTGGCCCGCAGGAAGGTCCGGCTCGGCGCCTATGGCGATCCAGCTGCAGTTCCGTTCCGCATCTGGGAACAGGTGCTGGATCTCGTGAGCGAGCTGTCCGGCTACACCCACCTGTGGCGTGAATACCCGATGCTCTCGGCGTTCTGCATGGCGTCCTGCGACAGCGAGCAGGATCGCGTCGAGGCCAAGGCGCTCGGCTTCCGCACCTTCCGGGTCCGCGGCAAGGACGACCCTAAGCTGGCCGGCGAAGGCCACTGCCCGGCAAGCAAGGAGATGGGCAAGGCGACCCAGTGCGCCCAGTGCCTTCTCTGCGGTGGCGCACGTTCATCGGCCAAGGCCGACATCACCATCATCGCTCACGGAGCCGGCGCCTCGAACTACGAGCGCGCCAAGGAGGCTGCATGAAGTCCGGACCCTGGGATCAGGAGCTGATCGACGACGAGTTCGACGACACCAACGTCGGCGACGTCCTCAACACCAGCAGAGGCGAGCGCAGAGCGGCGCCCCGCAGCGGCGGAGAATACCGCAGATCCAACCGCTACGTCGAAGACGGATATGGCGAACTCGATTTCGCATGACACGCGCATCACAAGGAAAGTGAAACATGAACGATACGTTTACGGCGTCGATCGACATCGACGCGAGGAAGATCGCCGACCAGATCGTCACGGCGATCGAGGGCGGATCAGGATACTGGATGACCAGCTTCCGTCCCGTCGAGGACATCAAGACTGACGTCCAGCCCTGGTACGACGACGAGAAGATCTGGGCAGGCAATTTCAATATCGAGGTGACCGACGACGAGGAGAAGGTCCACGTCTTCACGCCGGAGTCCGTGAAGAAGGGGCTGAAATGGCTGCTCGACAATCACGCCTGGCGCATCGAGCAGATCGTCAAGGAGACCGGCGACGCCGAGACCGCTGACGTCTTCATCCAGGCCTGCGTGTTCGGGGACATCGTCTATGGCTAGGACGACGTTCGATCACGTCCAGGGCCTTCGGAAGGCCGCCGGCTTCAAGCTCGGACAGCGCGTGACGATGCTGGTCGAGACCAAGGGCGCCGACCACGAGGACGTCGAGCATACAATCCATACAAACGCGGACGCTCTGATCGAGTGCATCGAGCAGCTCGCTCCCCCTCAGGGCCTGACGTTCACGCTCTGGATTCCCATCAACGAGCTGGAGGGTCGAGGCATCGTCAACGTGTTCGACGAAAGCGACGGCCCGATCAGTAACTTCATCAAAGCCAAGGAGAAATCATGAAGCCCAAGCCCATGCCAGCGCTGTTCGTCGTGTGGGCGCTGTGCAGCCCGGGCCCGAAATGGCGACAGGTTTCGGAGCCGAAGCCCCGCTCCGAACTGGTCCTCATAGTACGGGATCAATGGAAGCAAAAGCGGTTAGCTCGCATACGTCCCGCTCCTGTTGCGCAAGCCGCATAACAAATTGTTCAAAGGGCCAGAGTTGCGGGAAAGCAAATGAGCGTCTATCTACTGCACTTCGATCCCAGCTACCAACACGCTGGGCACTACATCGGTTTCTGTGAGGATGAGTCTCCCGACAGGAGACTCCAGCAGCACATGTCAGGGCGGGGCTCCCCGCTGGTCAGAGCTGCAGTCCAAGCCGGGAGCCGGATCCACGTTGCGCAGTTCTTTCCCGGGGCATCCAGTACGTTTGAGCGGAAACTGAAGAACTGGGGCAGCGCTCGCAAGTGGTGCCCATCGTGCGCAATCGGCAGCCGTCTTGTCCCAGTACGCGTGGAGTGAGCCGGGTTACCGTTGTGTGGAGCAACCACGTACCGGTAACCCTTTCCCCTGATCGGCCAGCGCGAATGCGGTCTGAAGAGCACATTCGAAAGGTTAGCAATGGCGCTCAGTCGTAATTCGTCCAAGAAGTTTTTGAAGGGCGAGGAAGTTAAGGCGTTCCGCATTTCCCGAAACCTCACTCAAGCCGACCTGGCTCAGTGGCTCGGTCTGACGACGCAGGCTGTGGGGAAGTACGAGATTCGCGGGGTGACCAAGGCCACGGCACTTGCCCTGGCGGCAATCGACCGTGGATTGCAGCCCTTCAAGCCAACCAAGGCAGACTTGCATGCAGTCGAGAGCCAGGAACGCATGAAAACACTGCGTAACAAGGAAAGCTGATGAAGATGAAGAGTAGCGCTGTGGCGCCTGCGATACCCGCGGCGCGCCCTATCAACCCTAAGTTTAAGGATCGCCTTCCGGGTATCATGACGGAGATCTGCGACTCGCTTCTGATCATCGAGCCTGCGATCGAGCGTGTGACGGTGCAGCTGAAGGAGTTTCTCGACTACCTGGGCTTCGAGATCCAGAAGACCGACCTCGAAATCAAACAGGCTCGCTGGGAAGCGAAGGTCGATCTGGCTGCGGTGCGAGAGCTGGAGGCGTGGCTGCAACAGCTGCAGCAGCTCAAGGCCGATTTCGATGTGAACGCTATGACCTCTCCGCCAGAGAGGATTAGGGCCATGCTGGATCGCGTGCAGAAGTTGTTTGGATTGTGAGGGCCGCCGATAGGCGACCCTCCGTTAGATAGGACGCACCGTGACGACGACGATGGCGATCTCCTTGACCTCTTCGAAGTCCATCGTCTCGTCTTCCTTCTCCGGCATGGACTTCGAGAGCTTCAGGCCCTTCTCGGTGATGTCCATGAGCAGGCGAACGCGAGTCTTCTCGTTCTTGTCCGTGATCACAACCATGTCGCCAGGCACCGGGTCGCGGCGCTTGGAGGCGTACATAAGACCGCCAGACTTGAACCACATGCCGAACGAGTTGTCGGGCATGTGGAATGCGAACGCAGTCTCGTCGCCCTCCAGCTGTGCGGGAGCTGGCACGTAGCCCTCCCGACGCGGACTCGCGGCAGACTGCAGCGCGGCCGGCAACGACGACACATGGCGCAACTCGACAGTGGGCTGTCGCTGCGGCATCCGCAGGTTCACGCGGCGGAGGGTGCTGGGCTCACGATCATCGTCAGTAGAGACATCAGCGTCCTCTGGGCCGCCGAGCGCCGCCATCACCCGCTTCGGGATAGGATAGCCGGAGCCCTTGGCGATCTTCTGGAGCGTGGACAGCGTCGGAATGAACGGGTGCTTGGGGTTGTTGATCAGGCGGAGGATCGTTGAAGGCGCAATTTCTGAGTGCCTGGCCAGATCTGTGCCGGTCCACTTCTTTCGGTCGAGGATGTGATCGATCCACTCGATCACGATTTCTTTCGGGGTCGGGGACTTTTTCATTTCGGGTGCCGACAATGCCATTTGCGATCCTTCCATTAGCACGGTTCGCATAACAAGTTCTTAGTGTGCCTCTAAACGAGGCCGATTCGCGGAGGTTGAGCGTCAAACATTCTGAAAACGAACATGTTGAAGTTTGCAGTCATCGTAGCCTCGTTCATCCGTTTGCGTGGATGCTAACAAGGGCAAATACGATAGGTTTCGCGCGATTGCAAACACTTTTTTTACGTTCCGTTCTAAAAACGGCACGAAATGCAGCAAAATCAATCAGCTACGTCGAAACTTGCCACGGCAAGTATCAACCACGGTTTGCAGCTGTCATCTTCCACAATGCAAGCAGCTGCTTGAACTCGGGCGTCCGAATGCCAGCTTGTGCCACTGCGCAGGCGTCCGCGGCGTGCTCGTTGTCGATGTGCAAATCCCCTGCCCGATTGACGGTCTCGCCCTTCTTGTTGCGCGTATTGGCCCCGTAGCGCGGCCAGGGAGCCTCAGGGAAGCGCTCCGCGGCCCAGGCTATGATCTCCGGCTTCTCGGCCGTCTTGCGCCCCACGCTGGCCAGCTTCGTCTCCAGGGGCATGACCTGGATCAGCGGGATCTTGACAGATGCCAAGATGCCGACCGCTGCTCCGAAACCGTAGGAAGCCCTGGCGGCCTGAGCACCTGAGGGGATCTCACCGAACGCTACGGCGCAGCCCTTCAGCTCTTCGTGCATGCCGTCATGCAGCTCGGTCGCCCGGCGCAGGTCGTCGGAGTTCTGGCGGATGACCTTGCCCTTCCCGGCCCGCTTGTCGGTCCAGAGAGTCCTGATGCGGTCCAGGGTGAACTCCAGGGTGTTCAGGTCCAGCCACAGTCTGGCGATGCCGAAGGCGGCGAACGCCGGATCGAGGCCGGCTACGAGGATGCGTTCCATCAGTTCCCTGGTGTGACTCGAAAGTCGCAATCACCACATCTCGTGGCTTGCATTTTTGTTTGCATTCATGCAACTACAACGGCCCCGCGGCGGTGTCAACCCGGCGGGCAAATCAACGGAACGACATGAGCATCAGAGCTATCAACTGGGTGATCGAGTCCTTCGTCGACGTCAGTCCGAAGAAGGTCACCCCCACAATGCGGCACATCCTCACGATCCTGGCAAACTTTGCCGGCGACGAGGACAGCGCGTATCCCCGGCAGAACACCATTGCCCGGATCACCGGCCTCACCAGGGCCTGCGTGAACAAAAATCTCAAACTGATGGAGGAGATCGGCGTCCTCTCGGCTGAAGGTCGCGTCCGTGCCGATGGCAGCACCCGATCATCCGAGTACACGATCCACATGGACGTCCTCAACCTCTACGACGGTCCCGTGCCGGCCGAAGAGGACGGTGTCAACCAGGATGACACCATAAACCACCACTTAGAACCATCATCTGAACCGAAAACAAGAACCACCCCGAAGCCGCGCAAGACTGCGTCCTGGCCGGCAGATTATCGCGAGCAGTTCTGGAAGCTGTATCCGCCCCGCCGGAACTCCAGCAAGAAGGCAGCGCTGGAAAAGCTGGACAAGTTCGAGGCCGAGGATCGGGTCGAGTTCGAGGTCATCATGACCGGTCTGCGCTACTTCGCCGAGCGCACCAAGTCGGAGATCGCCAAGGACCGCAGCCGGGCTGAGTTCGTACCCCACGCGACGACCTGGCTGAACCAGGAGCGCTGGGAGACGGAAGGTCCGCCGGACAAGCCGCGTAGCGTGAAGCGGGTGGCGATCTGATGGCCGGCGTCGACGTAGCCAAGGTCCTCCGCGAGGAGAAGATCGAGGTTCGCTCGATCAAGCTGGGAAACCAGTACGCGCTCTGTCCTCAGTGTTCTCACCAGAGGAAGGGCGCTCACAAGAAAATCAAATGCCTCAGCGTCAAGATCGACGCCAGCGGCGTCGTGTGGAACTGCAAAAACTGCGGATGGGTAGGTTCAGAGAATGCTAAGCGAGAAACACGCCAAGGGGATCGAGGACCGCGGCCTCAGCGTGGAAATGTCGGCGGCTATGGGGCTCTACAGCGGGCGTCGCTCGCGCGATGGGTCAATCGTCCCTGACGAGAACGGCAACATCCTCTGCTGGCCCTACTTCGAGCACGGCGAGGAAGTGAACACCAAGTACCGGTGGGCGCAGGACGGCCAGCGAAGATTCCAGCAGAGACCGAACGCGCCCAAGACGGTGTACAACGCCGACGTGCTCCTCGACGAAAACACGATGACGCAGCTCGAAGTCGGCCAGGAGTCGTTGATCTGGGTCGAGGGCGAGTTCGACGTCCAGGCCGGCAAGGAGTCCGGCTACGAGACGGTCATCTCCGTTCCGGATGGTGCGCCCCCTGCCCGCGACGCCAAGGGCAAACTGATCGCCGTGCCGGATGATGCCCGGGATATCGACCCCGAGGATGACGACAAGTTCGCGTTCATGTCGCGCCTGATGGACCCGATCATGCGGGTCAAGCACCACATCATCTGCACCGATGCCGATGAGCCCGGTCGCCGGATGGCGAAGGAGCTGGTCAGACGCATCGGCGCGGCCAAGTGCTTCTGGGCCGAGTACCCGAAGGACGAGGTCGTCCCCGACAAGAAGAACAAGGGCAAGCTCAGAGCCCCGAAGGATCTCAACGAGGTCAAGCAGTACCTCGGCGCCGAGCGCGTCCGGGACATGATCGACAATGCCAAGCCGTGGCCCGTCACCGGTCTGTTCCGCCTCTCCGACTATCCGGAGATGGAGATTCCGCAGATGTGCGAGATCGGCCTGTCCGAAGAGTTGGACCGGCTGATGAAGTTCTACGCCGGCCAGTTCGTCATCGCGACGGGCGTGCCGAACGTCGGCAAGTCGACCCTGATGAACCAGGCCGCCGTGCTGATGGCGAAGAAGCACAAGTGGCCGATCGCCATCTTCTCCGGCGAGAAGGACGTCAAGCCGTTCCTGGGGCACGAGCTGATGACCGCATTCCTGGAGAAGCCCAGGAAGGACTGGTCATTCGAGGAGAAGCAGAGAGCCGAAGCATTCGTCGAGCGCTACTTCCAGTTCATCGACTATGACGAGTCGGCGGACTTCGAGATCGATGTCGACTTCCTGCTGGAGCGCGCCGCGACCGCGGTGTTCCGCGACGGCGTGAAGATGCTGCTCATCGATCCGTGGAACGAGCTGGAGCACAATCGGCCCATGAACGTCTCGCTGACGGAATATGTCGGCAAGATGATCAAAAAGCTGAAGCGGTTCGCAAAACAGTTCGGTGTCTGCGTTGTCGTCGTCGCTCACCCGACGAAGCTCGCAGCCGACCAGAAGCCGGGCCTCTACAACATCTCGGACTCCGCGCACTGGGCGAACAAGGCGGATCTCGGCGTCGTCGTGCATAGCGGCGATCCGGAGGATCCGTACGCTCGTGAGATCGACATCTGCAAGGTCCGCCTCAAGCGGATCGCCGGCAACACCGGCATCGCAGTGATGTCGTTCGATGAGCGGACCGGACTGTTCGTCAAACCGTTTTCGTAACTTTTCGCTTGCACGAATGCAAGCGCTCTGATAATGCAAACCGCAGGAGAGATCAATGACCTCAAGTTTGAACAAAGTGGAGCTGATCGGGCGGCTCGGTAAGGACCCCGAAATCAAGAACCTGTCGAACGGCAGCTCCGTCGCGAACTTCAGCGTCGCCACCAGCGAGACCTGGAAGGACAAGCGCTCTGGCGAGCGCCAGGAAAAGACCGAGTGGCACAACATCGTGGTCTGGAACGAGAACACGATCAAGTTCGCCGAGAGCTACCTCAAGAAGGGCGATCTCGTCCGCATCGAGGGCAAGATCCAGACCCGCTCCTGGGAAGACAACGACGGCAACAAGAAGTACGCCACCGAGGTCGTGATCCCGGCATTCGCTTCGATCGACGCGCTGATGAAGCTGTCGTTCGACAACGACAACCGTGGCGGCGGCGACCGTGACGATGACCGCGGCTCTAGCCGTGGCAGCTCCCGCGGCAACAGCCGTGATCGCGATGACGACCGTGGCGACAGCCGCTCGTCGGGTCGCTCCAACAGCCGCTCCCGCGACGACGATCGCGGCGATGACCGTGGCGGCAGCCGTGGTGGTGGCCGTGGTCGCGATGACCGCGATGACGACCGTCGCGATCCGCCGCGCCGTGCAGCGGCGTCCGGCAGCCGCAACAACGACATGGACGACGACATCCCCTTTTGAGCGGGCTGAGCCGTCACTGCTCGACCGGATAAGGTTCGGCGAGTTCTACTGAGCTTCCCCGTTGAGCGGGGAAAACCGAGGGGCGCCCTGTTGGTTGTGCGTGCCAGGGCGCCCCTCTTTCACATCCAATCATTTGCACGATTGCAAACGGAGTACGAATGAAAGTCATGAACACGGAAGACCTCAGCGCAGAAGGCCTGGCCAAGGCGGGCATGCCTGCTGAGCTGATCGCCTTCCTGTCAGCGCTCGGCGCCATCGAGGTCACGTCCGTTAGCATCACCGCTTCCGAGCTGAGCCCGCCGGACGTGTGCGGCTGCCCGCCCGGCGTCTGTCTCGGCGACCAGTTCTCCGATGCGCTCGACCGCGCTGACGAGGTTATGGCTGGCTATTACGGCGAAGTCGAAGCCGAGGACGAGGAAGACGACGACGACGAGCTGGAAGTCCACTTCGAGCCCTACTTCGAGCTGGGCGACGAGCCGGTGCTCGATCCGGAGGACAAGGTCGAGGCTGTGGCGCAGCTCGGTCGCATCGTCGAGAACCTCACGGTGCTCGCAGACGCCCACGCCACGTTGCTGAAGAAGCTGGTGGCGTAATGGCGAGAACGGTCCTGGAGGTCGGTCCGGGGGCTCTCTCCGAGTACTACGACTGGTTCAAGGATGCCGCCAATGGCGACGTCCTGGTCTACTGGCAGGGCGACCTCCAGTTCGACCGCCAGGTCGCGGTGCCCGATAGCGATGTCCTCCGGGCCGCAGAGCGCACCCGCATCCGCGCTCTCAACTTCGTCGCCGATCGTGTTCTCGCCGACGCCAAGCTCCGGCACCTGCATCTGACGCAGGCCCGGGTCGGCACGAACATCTTCGAATACCGCGCAACCCGTCGTCGTGATTTCGACGCCAAACCCACGGTCTCGGACATCCGGAATGACAACCTCGTCTCTGCATGAGGATCGCACGACGGCTCTCGGCTGGCTCGCCCATGGTGGCGAGCTGGCCACGGGGCTGAGGGGCGAGAACGCCAAGCACTCCGACGTCATCTGGCAGCTGCTTGTCGAGGCCATCGAGGTCATCGACAAGACGCCGGACCAGGAGCGGCGCTGGCTAACGTCAGGGCAGCGGTCTGGCGGCTGGAACATGATCGGCATGTCGCGTGCCGAGCTGATCGAGATCGAGAAGATCCGGCTGCTCTCGGCGATGAAGCCCTTCGACGGTAACACCAAGTACGCACCCCAGCGAAACGACATCGACCGGGCGCTCGGGGTTCTGTCGTGGATGCGCTTCTGCGTCAGTGCCCGCATCCCGGAACGCCTGACCAAGGCTGCAGTCGCCCTCGCCCGCGGCGGCGACTCCGAGACGGTCCACAAAATCTACCGCCCTACCAACCCGAGAACGCGGGATCGGCAGGTCGCCTACGACATCAAGACCAGGACGGTCGGCTTCATCATGTCCGGTCTGAAGAAGAGGCTCGGCATCGCGCCGGGCGATGGCATCACCTTCCAAGAGGTTCACCCATGACCGATCTGCCGCTCCCCCAGAGAATCGATATCGACCACGTCGTCGAGCATTCCTTCAAGGACATGCACCAGAAGGGCTTCCACTATCTCTGCCTCAAGCGTTCTGAGGACGAGACCGTCAAGCTGTACTTCTTCGACGGCGACGTGAACAAGCTGCCGGAGGTCGTCGCCCCGCACGATCACCGCTACGACTTCGAGACCTACGTCGCGGCAGGTGCCGTCGAGAACGTCACGTTCCGCCGCACCGACGACGAGGCCAAGGGCCAGATGTTCAACTGGTTCGAGTATCGCACTCCGATGAACGGAGGCGACGGCTTCACTTTCGCCGGTGAGGAGTGCCTGTACGAGGCGCACCGTGCCAAGTTCACCAACGGAGAGTCCTACTACCTCCAGGCGGACGACCTGCACACCATCCGCATCGCCGGCAACGAGACGGTTCTGATGCTCCTCCAGTTCGAGGACATCTATCCGATCGGCAAGCCGACCTCGACCTTCTTCAAGGACAAGGCTCCGTCGCTCGATGGTCTCTACACCAAGTTTACCGCGGACGGGGTCATCGCCCTGATCCGCCGGTTCGAGGAGCGCACGGGCATCACGTTCCGGGCCTCGCTGTTCCGTGACGCAGCGTAGCGCTGAAGGGGCCGAGGCTCACCTGCGCGTTCACGCGGCGGCGCAGCTGCAGGCCTCCTGCCTGTCCAGGTATCTGTCCGGCGTCCTGGCAGGCTGTTCGCCAACCGAACTCGAGATGTTGCGGTCAGCGTTCCTGGCCGCAGCTGAGACCGTCCTGGACCGCTCGCAAGAGCAACTCTTCGCCCAGATGCGCGAAGACGGAATAGACCCGTTCACGAGGAGACCAGTACGGCGATGAGGGAGATCGTTCTCGACACAGAGACCACTGGGCTCGATCGGAAAGTGGATCGGATCTGTGAGATCGGCTGTGTCGAGATCATCGACCGCGTCCCGACCGGACGGACTTACCACGTCTACTGCAACCCGCTCCATCCTGTTCACAAGGATGCGTACCGGGTCCATGGTCTGAGCGACGTGTTTCTTCGCACGAAGCCGACCTTCCGCAGGATCCACAACCGGTTCCTGAGCTTCATCGAAGGTGCCCAGCTGGTCGCACACAATGCGTCCTTCGACATCCCGATGATCAATGCCGAGCTGGAGCGGCTCGATATCGCCCCGCTGGCGAACCCGGTCGTGGACACGCTGGCTCTCGCCAAGCAGGTCCTGCCGCGGCGCCGGCACACACTCGATGCGCTCTGCTCGTTCTACAAGATCGATGCTTCGAGAAGATCGGAGCATCACGGCGCCCTCGTCGACTCCGAGCTGCTGGTGCAGGTCTACGTCGAACTGTTGGGTGGCCTGCAACACGGAATGCAGCTCGATCTCCTCGGCGATGAGGAGTTCGAGGCACCAAAGGTTCAGCAGCGGCCAGTCCCGCTTCCGAGCCGCGTCACCGACGCTGATCGCGCAGACCACAAGGCCTTCATCGCCACGCTCGGCGATCAGGCGGTCTGGCGCGACTACGTCTAACCGTTTGTTTGAATGCAAGGATTTGCACAATGAGGAAGCGTACTGGCCATATCGGCATGAGCGAGGAGGCTCGTGCAGCACGCATGAAGTCGATCGGTGGATCGGACGCCAAGATCATCATGTCCGGTGATCGGGACGCGATCGAGCGCCTCTGGATGGAGAAGCGCGGCGAGGTCCTCCCCGAGGATCTCAGCGAAGTCATCCTGATCAATCTCGGCAACCTGACCGAGCCGCTGAACGCCGACCTGTTCGAGGATGAGACCGAGCTGCTGGTCACCGACGAGCAGAAGAAGGTCCACTACTACGCCTGGGACAAGGCCCACACCACGCTCGACGGCCTGGTCCGCAAGGCGGTGGACGCTGATCCGATCGCGATCGCCGAGTTCAAGTTCATGTTCCCCTTCGGCTTCTCGAAGGAGGCGGCCTACGAGAAGTACTACCCGCAGGTTCAGCACAACATGATGGTGACCGATCTGCCCAAGGCCTACCTGTCGATCCTGACAGGCGCCGCACAGCACGTCATCATCGAGGTCGAGGCCGACCTCTTCTACCAGCTCGCCCTGCTCGAAGCGGAGAAGGACTTCTGGGATTGCGTCGAGACCGGCCGCGTGCCTGGCGCGCCGAAGATCGACATCCCGGTCGCCGAGCGCATCAAGGTCATCGACATGACCACGAACAACGAGTGGTGCGACCTCGCCTTCACCCTGCTCAGCACCAAGCCGTCCGTCGAGAAGCACGAGAAGGCGAAGAAGGCCATCAAGCGGCTGTTCCCGGCTGATGCGAAGGCAGCATCCGGCAAGGGCATCAGCATCAACCTGTCGAAGGACGGAAAGCAGCTGATCAAGTTCGACGATGAGGCGATCAAGCAGGCGGTCGCGGATGCCGCGAACCTGCCGCCGCCGGCCAACGACGAAGCGGCAGATAAACCGGCAAAGAAGACGCGGGCGCCGCGCAAGAAACCCGCCAATACCAACGACAAACCCGCTGCTGAAGAAGCGGCATAAACGGAGCGAGCATGAGCAACGACAACCTCAAGATCTGGAACGCCGTCGAGGCGACCGATCCGAAGTACACCAAGCAGTTCAATCGCGGCGGTGGCTTCAAGGGTACGGCGACCAACGCCACGTACCTGGCCAAGAAGGCCACCCAGCAGTTCGGACCGCTCGGCCTGGGCTGGGGCTGGAACGTGATCGACGAGAAGTATCAGCCCGGCAACGACCAGAACGTGATCCACGTCCTGCGGATCAAGCTCTGGTACATGCTCGACGGCAAGAAGGGCGAGATCGAGCACTACGGTCAGACCCAGTTCATCGGCAAGAACAAGAACGGCTGGTACACCGACGAAGAGGCGCCGAAGAAGTCGCTGACGGACGCGATCTCGAAGGCGCTGAGCGGTCTCGGCTTCGCCGCGGACATCCACCTCGGCATGTACGACGACAACCGCTACGTCAACGACCTCATGCGGGACTTCCGCGACGGCGATGAGTTCGATGGCGGCGCCGACAACGATAACCGACGCGACGATCGCGATGATCGCCGTGACGATGATCCCGGCGCAAAGGGCGGCAATCGCATCGAGGACCTGATCGTCCGGGCGGAGACGGACATCCGCAACTGCCAGGACATCAAGGCCGTGACCGACCTCATGAACAGCAAGGACATGAAGGACGCGATGGCCGAGATGTCGAAGGGTGAGGTCGCCGACCTGCGCGCCTTTGCCACCGAGCGCCTGAAGGATCTGGGCTGGTCCAAGCCGGCAAAGGACAAGGAGGCCGCCAATGGCTGATGTGTCGTTCGACCAGGAGGCGGTGGAGCTGGCCAAGAAGCTCCACCGCAACTTCCTGAAGGCCAACCAGCACGTCGAAGCCGCAATCAAGGCGGGCTGGAAGGACTTCTATGAGCAGGCCGCCAGATTCCTCGGCAGGTGGCATGAGCCGAGCTGAGGCCTACTGCGAGCTGGCGCTGTTCGGGATCAAGCTTGCCCGCAGCGCCAGCAGTCTGCGCGCCTGGTGGTCGGAAGAGACCGGCCACCGGGAGCAGTACGAGCTGTCCCAGAAGCAGATCGACATGCTGGCCGATGCCTGCCGCGATCAGATCCGGCAGCTGGGTGAAGTCGCCAAGGAGCGCCCTGAGGAGCCGGCCCCGAAGCGGAAGCCGAGACCCAGCAAGCGCGCCGCAATCTGAGGTCTCATGAGCAAGGCAAGCAACAAGTCCAAGAGTCAGTGGATCCTCGTCAGAAAGGTCGAGGGCGCGCTGGTTCCGCATGCGCCATACGACATCGAGATGTTCGAGCGCTATCCGGAGAATATCCCTCTCCGCATCCAGCTCGCACAGCCTCGCAGCGGCCCGCGGCATCGCCTGTATCGGGTGATCCTGCGGATCGTGGTGACCAACACCGACAAGTTCTCGACCGAGGATGCGCTCCACAAGTCGCTCCTGGTCGGCTGCGGTGTGGTCGAACCGGTGATCATGCCGGATGCCGAGATCATCATGTGCCCCTCCTCCACGGCGTTCGACGCCATGCCGGAGGACGAGTTCAAGCTCTACTTCGATCGGGCCATGGAGATCATCACGTCAATCATCATCCCCGGGCTCGATCTCGAAGAGCTGATGAAGGAAGCCCGGGATCAGTCCCAATGGAAGGAAGCCGCGTAATGGCAAACGTTGTTGAAGGTGAACCCAGGAACAGCCAGGAATGGCATGGCTCCTATCTGGACGAAGACGGCATCGTGGCTGACATCGTCAAGCGCGTCCAGGCTGATGCTGTCGCGGTCCAGCGATGGCTCGACCCGGCAAGCTGGAGGGCGCCTCTCGGCTGGCTCGGGACCAGGCGCATGCCGTTCAGCGGTCAGCCAAAGGAAGATCCGGAGCACGCCGGCTGCTTGATGTTCGCCGGCATGTCGATCCGGAACTTCTACGGCATGTGGCATGCGAGCAACCCGCATACCGCCTTCGGGCTTGACGAGGATTTGGAGATGGACGGCGACATCGTGACCGATCCGCGCCACCCGGACAACTTCTCCGGCCGCGTCATCGCACGTGTGAAGGAGGAGCTAAAGAAGCTCTCGCCGGAGCCGATTGCAGCATGAAGATCGCCGACAATCTCGCCAGACAGTGTGTGGAGAACATCAACTTCTACACGCTCAACAAGATGCCGGCAGAAGACGCCGCAGTCCTGATCACGACGCCGCCGGGATGGAAGGCTCCGCCGAAATTCCCGCGCGGCGAGATCATGCAGGTCAAGCGGGACGGCACCCGGATACGCCGGATGCCTGCCATGAAACTTCTCGCCTATCTGGTCGGCAACAACCTGACCACGTTCAAGATCGATATGAAAGGTGTGAAATGAGTATTGAACTGAAACTCGACGCCGGAGCGATCGAGAAGATGCTGTTCGAAAACGAGGCTTTGAAGAAGCAATTCGAGGTCATGTTCAACAATGCTGTCGCCGAGGTGAAGCGCGACGGGTGGCGCACACACAATCCCAAGCTGACACCGGAAGCCAAGCAGGCGCTGGACAAGGCGCTGAAGGAACAGGTTAACGACCTGATGCTCAGCTACAAGGTCACCGGGGAGCAGCTGGTTGTCGCGGCGGCCGAGGAAGCATTCAACCGTGTCCAGACGCGCGCCATGTCCAACATCGACGACCGGATCAGCCGCAAGGTGAGCGCCCTCGTCGATGGCGAGATCAACGACCGTGTCGAGGCAGCAGTCGCGATGGCACTGAAGATTGCTGCGGCATGAACCCCAGATATCCACCCACCACAGTCGACGGCAAGATCGCCCGTGTTGTCGAGGAGTCCGGCGAGGTCACCGAGGTGATCGGCCGCTGCCTGCGCATCTTCGGAAAGATCGGCCGTTTCGGCGTCGACAGCACCCACCCCGGCGGCGGCCCGAACAATGCCGCCATGTTCTTGTCCGAGCTGGCTGACCTGCGGCACGCCATCTCGCAGGTCGAGAACAGCCTCACGGACTTGGCCAAGATCAAGGTCGGCAATGCTGAACTGATCTGGACCAACGAACTGGTCACGGCAACCGAGCTTAAGGAGCTGCTCGGCGCCGAGGAGATGACCGACGAGGACTTCCTCTCCGGCAACAAAGCCATCGCCGTGTGCGCCGGCCAGTGGCACCGTGAAGGACTCGAGTACCGCCTTTACGCCGATCCGGAGTGGGAAAATGACAGTACCGGCTGTTAGACGACCGCGGCTGACGCGAGCGCAACTCCGTTTCCTGGACCACTGGGTTCCGACCCAGCGGCCCTGGATGAAGCAGTCCGACATTCCGATCGGCGCCGTGGCCAAAACCAGACGCGAGCGGCGCACTCTGGAGGCCCTTATCCGCAAGGGTTTCGCTGATGGTCATGGACAGGTGACCGAGTTCGGCCTCGCTGTCTACGACGCCAGGGTGAAGCGTCTTTCTGCTTGACTGTTTGCTTGAATGCAAATATGCAAAAGGAATGCAAGCAGTCCTCGATCTTGCCCCTCCTCCAGGCTTCCGGAAGGCCATCCCGGTCACCGTTAAGCTGGAGGTGGTCATCAGACAGCACAGCCTATGCACGTCGTGCGGCGAACGGCTGGGCAAGCTCGTCGACACCCAATTCGATCACGTCCCCGCCATCCAACTGCGATGCTGGGACGCTGAAGCCAAGGATGTGACCCCGAGATCCAACGATCCGGAGTTCATCTTCGCAAAGCACGTCGACTGTCACGCGAAGAAGACGTTCGGCTCCAGCGAGGAGCTGACCCGCGGCGACGTCACCGAGATCGCCCGCACCAAGCGGATAGCAAAAGACACCGAAGAGTTCAGACGTCGAATGCTGGCCAAGGTGGACCCCGATGTGGAGACGCCTGAGCCGCGTCGACGCAAGACGACATGGCCGAAGAGGCCGTTTCCGAAAAGGGGGAAGAATGGAGAATCACGTTCGCGAGGTGAAGAAGGTCGCTGAAAAGCTGATGGAGGACGGCGAGATCGAGTCGTTCAAATTCGGCCGCGACAGGAGGCATCACCTCATCGAGTTTCAGGTAAGGGGCAAGTGGATGTCGGTGCCGGTCGCCGTGTCTCCTCGAACCCCCTACTCCGCCAACTACGCACGACAACAGATCAGACGTCGCATCAGAGCCATGTCGTTACGCTTGCTTGAATGCAAAAAGGAGAAGACAGAACTATGGAAATCAGAAGCACCCAGGACAGCATCCTGCGAGCATTTGGCTTGCTGCTGAACCGCCAGTCGACGCCGCGCCAGGTGAAGCAGAAGTACACCTACCGCTCGTACGGCAGCGCCATCCACGCCACGCGCTGCCTCACGTCTGCGGAATCGAAGACCGTCGACGACCTCGTCCTGAAGCTCAAGGCACTCAATCCCGAGGATGACGCCGACACCAAGCAGTACCAGGCGCTGCTCAAGGAGCTGAGCGCTCTGCCGGTCAGGTTTGTGCCGCTGAAGTACGAAGAGCGCCTCCCCCGCGGCAAGGCGTACCCCTACCGCTCGACGAAACGGGGCGGATGATGCGCGTCCGCGGCAAGCTGATGAAGGCTCAGCGCCTCTCCATCCCGTCCGGCGGCTTCTCTCTGCGCGGCACGATCTGGGGCGACATCAAGGGCCAGTACCGCGATGGCTGGCTCATCTACACGGCCAAGGTCCTCGAAGAGCTTGAGCCCAACGTCTTCAAGACCGCGACCGGCAACATCTACCGCGTCGAGCAATGGGCGCCGCCGTCAAAGCCGACGTCTGAATACGACCCGCTCCCGGCCGACTGGCCGTACTGCGTTTTCCTTCCCAAAGACGAGTAAAGAATGAGAATTGAACGACGATACACGAAGGCGGGCATCTCCCCGTACGACCTGATCGCCTGGCGCACGGCGACCAGCGAGATCAAGAATCCGGATGGCTCTGTCGTCTTCCGCCTGGAAGGCATCGAGGTGCCGGAATCGTGGTCGCAGGTCGCGGTCGATGTGCTGGCGCAGAAGTATTTCCGTAAGGCCGGCGTGCCGAAGTTTCTGATCAAGGTCGCCGAGGATGGTGTGCCGGTCTGGCTGCAGCGAAGCTGTGGCGAGCCCTATCCGATCGGCGAGGAGCTGCACTTCATCACCTCCGAGTCCTCCGCCAAGCAGGTGTTCGACCGCCTCGCCGGCTGCTGGACCTACTGGGGATGGAAGGGTGGCTATTTCCGTCCGGGCACCATGAGCATGTACGTCACCCGCGCAGACCTCGACGAGGACGCGGAAGCGAACGCTCTCGCGTTCTTCGACGAGATGCGTTTCATGCTGGCCAGCCAGATGTTTGCGCCGAACTCGCCGCAGTGGTTCAACACCGGCCTGCGTTGGGCGTACGGCATCGACGGTCCGGCCCAGGGTCACTTCTATGTCGATGATGACAAATCTGGTCTGTGCGATCTCGGTAGCTCAGATCCGGCGGTAGTTGCATCAACCTCGGCCTACGAGCGCCCGCAGCCGCACGCCTGCTTCATCCAGTCGATCGGCGACAACCTGATCCAGGACGGCGGCATCATGGACCTGTGGCTCCGAGAGGCCCGCCTGTTCAAGTACGGCTCCGGCACCGGCACCAACTTCTCGAACCTGCGCGGCAAGGGCGAGAAGCTGTCGGGCGGCGGCACGTCATCCGGCATGATGTCCTTCCTCAAGATCGGTGACCGGGCTGCCGGCGCGATCAAGTCGGGCGGCACGACGCGGCGCGCGGCCAAGATGGTCGTCGTCGATGTCGATCACCCCGACATCGAGGAGTACGTCGGCTGGAAGGTCGAGGAAGAGAAGAAGGTCGCCGCTCTGGTGGCGGGCTCCAAGGCAACGAAGCGGGTGCTTCACGAGGTCTTTCTCGCCAAGACCGATCCGAAGTCCGAAGGTCACCTGAAGCAGGCCATCCGGTCCGCCAAGGGCGCTTTCGTTCCCGAGTCCTACATCAAGCGCGTCATCGATCTCGCGGAACAGGGTGAGCAGTTCAGCTTCCCCGAGTTCGACGTCGACTGGCAGTCGCAGGCCTATGAGACCGTGTCGGGTCAGAACTCGAACAACACGGTGTCCGTGACCAACGACTTCCTGGAGGCTGTCCAGCTCGGCCATGACTGGGACCTGATCGGTCGCACGGACGGCACGGTCATCAAGACGGTGAAGGCCCGGGATCTATGGGACCAGATCTGTCAGGCCGCCTGGGAGTCGGCAGACCCCGGTCTGCACTTCAACACGACCATGAACGAGTGGCACACCTGCCCGGCCGCCGGACCGATCCGCGCGTCGAACCCGTGCTCCGAGTACATGTTCCTGGACGACACGGCGTGCAACCTGGCCTCGGCCAACCTGATGAAGTTCGTCTCGCGCGGCGGCGACAACCCGCTGGTGTTCGAGGACGCGAGTTTCGAGCACGCCTGCCGGCTGATCACCATCATGTTGGAGATCTCGGTCTACATGGCGCAGTTTCCGTCGAAGGAGATCGCGCTCAAGTCGTTCGAGTATCGGACGCTTGGGATCGGCTTCGCCAACATCGGCGGCCTGCTGATGTCGGCCGGTCTCGCCTACGACTCAGACGAGGCCCGTGCCTTCGCTGGAGCGATCTCCGCCATCATGACGGGCATCGCCTACCGCACCTCAGCCGAAATGGCCGAGGAGATGGGGACGTTCGCACGATACAGCGAAAACGCTGAATCGATGATGCGGGTGATGCACAATCATTACGCTGCATCTGAGAACGGCAAAGCGGCATACGAGGGCCTGTCGATCGAGCCAGTCGGTCTCGACTGGATCAACGAGTACCAGGCAGGTCTGGCGGGTCGTGCCAGCGAGATCTGGTCAGAGGTCGTCGAGATGGGGTCTGTGCATGGCTTCCGCAATGCGCAGGTGTCAGTGATCGCTCCGACCGGGACCATCGGCCTCGTGATGGACTGCGACACGACGGGCATCGAGCCGGACTACGCCTTGGTGAAGTTCAAGAAGCTGGCCGGCGGCGGCTATTTCAAGATCATCAACCAGTCGGTCCGTTCGGCTCTGACGCAGCTCGGCTACGAGAAGGCCGAGATCGAAGCGATGGTGCTGTATGCGACCGGAACGGGTCGTCTGCCGGTCCACTTTGAGACCGTTGCCCGCGGCGCAGGCATCGAAATCTCCGAGTCGGCCGTGCGGTCGGCTTTCGACATCCGCTTCCTGGCGGACTGGACGAAGCTCGGCTTCACCGACGAGGAGATCGAGAAGGCGAACACCGAGGTCTGCGGAACCATGACACTGGAGGGTGCTCCGGGTCTGGCTGAGGTGGATCTGCCGGTGTTCGACTGCGCCAACCCCTGTGGCAAAATCGGTAAGCGCTCCATATCGACGAAGGGCCACATCCAGATGATGGCTGCGGTTCAGCCGTTCATCTCGGGTGCGATCAGCAAGACGATCAACATGCCCTCGGACGCCTCGATCGTGGACGTCAAGAAGGCGTACATGTCGTCGTGGAAGCTGGGTCTGAAGGCCAACGCGATCTATCGCGACGGCTCGAAGCTGTCCCAGCCGCTCAGCTCTGCCCTGATCGACGATCAGGAAGTGGAGGAAGAGACGGTCGCTGAGGTCAAGCAGGACGTCGTCAAGGTGGTCGAGAAGCTGGTCCGCAAGCGGGAGCGCATGCCGGACAAGCGCCGGGGTTACACGCAGAAGTCCATCGTGGCAGGACACAAGGTCTACCTGCGGACGGGCGAGTACGGCGACGGTCGCTTGGGCGAGATGTTCATCGACATGCACAAGGAGGGCGCAGCCTTCCGCTCGATGATGAACGCCTATGCGATCGCGGTCAGCATCGGCCTCCAGTATGGCGTGCCGGTCGAGGAGTATGTCGACGCCTTCACGTTCTTCAAGTTCGAGCCGGCTGGCTTCGTCCAGTCGCACGATCGGATCAAGAGCGCGACGTCGATCATCGACTGGATCTGGCGCGACATCGGCATCAACTACCTCGGCCGCGAGGATCTGGCTCACGTCACCCCTGACGATAGCGAGAACACCTCGGTTGGTCCCGGCGGTGCGCGGGCGCCTCAGGTGATCAACAACATCGGCTCGGTCACGGTCAACGTGGCTGAAGCGTCCGATGCTGCTCTGGAGAAGATCGCTTCGCAGGTCAAGGAAGCCCTGCCCGACCAGCGGTCTATCGCGAAGATGTCCGGCTACACCGGGGACTGCTGCAGCAACTGCTCCAGCTTCACTATGGTGCGGAACGGCACCTGCCTCAAGTGCGAGACGTGCGGCGAGACCACCGGGTGCAGCTAAAGGTTGCCAAGAGGCACAAGCGCCTCTGGATCATCGATAAGGAAACGGATCAGGCGGTCTACACGCCGCCTGATTTCGTGACACTCCCGTCGAGAGTCCCCATGCATCACCTGGCGTTCGACCTCATGAGGCTCGGTCACCGCGACATCAATCGGATCGCCGCGTTCGAATGGGAGTTCAGCAAGCGCAATGTTCACCGAACTCGAAATCGTGGAGCGGTGCCTGTTGCTGTTTTCCAAGCCCGGAAGGTGGACACAGAAGGTATGCGCGAGGGATCGGCAGGGTAAGCCGGTCCCTGTTTTCAGCAGGGAAGCTCGTTCCTTTGACATCGAGGGAGCGATCCGCCGAGCTGCTGGCATCGAAGACCGGAGTGCGTATGCGCGCTTCGTCCCATTGATCAAGGGTCAGCTGGGCAAGCACCCGTTCGACTGGAACGACCAGGCAGGTCGTCACCAAAAGGATGTGGTCCGGATGTTCCAGGACCTGGCTGACGAGTTCCGTTTCAAAGAGGCATCATGACTGTTGCGAACGACAACTTCACAGAGGCAGACCTGATCGAGCTGGAAAGATCGGTCAACGCCCTCGTGGCTATCTGCCACAAGATAAACAAGCACTGGTGGACCGACCCGGCCACCGGAGAAGACCTTCGCAAGAAGGAACTGATCGTCCCCACCAAGCTGCTACTGACCGTCAGCGAGATCTGCGAGGCGATGGAAGCCGACCGCAAGGATCTGATGGACGACAAGCTGCCCCACCGCAAGGGACTCGAGGTCGAGTTGGCAGACGCCCTGATCCGCATCGGCGACCTCGGTGGCGCCCTGGCGCTGAACCTCGGTGCAGCAGCCCGTGAGAAGTCTGCCTTCAATCTGGTCCGACCAGACCACAAGGCCGAAAACCGCGTGAAGAAGGGCGGAAAAAAGTACTAAGCCAGCGAGTTTTCGCTTGCTTTTTCGTGCGCCCGAATGCAAATCCACTGCAAAAGGAGAAGTGACTTTGGACGCAATTGAAGCTGAGAAGACGGCCATCGAGATGATCATGGCCGAGCTGGCCCTGCAGAACGGTATGTGGGGCGAAGCGAATGAGCGCTCCGACATCCAGAACGGGCAACTGTTCGATGCCGGCAGCGCCAAGGCGATGAAGGATCGCCGCAAGGCCAACGCGGATGCATTCCATGTCGTGCCGGCGATCTATCCGCAGGATTGGAGCGGTTTCCGCAGCTACGGCACCGACATCCCGAACGGCGTCGTCGGCGTCTGCTTCATGATCCAGGAGATCAAGCGGCTGTTGATGGACGGCGTCGACCCGACCCGCCTCGCCCGCCGGCCCGACCAGAAGTACAACCCGGAGACGGGTCTGCCGAACATCGCCGAGGACTAGCCATGTACGGCGTCGCCCTACTCGCTTTCAACCACATCCTGCCGACGATGGGCGTTCTTTACCTCATCACCATCACCATCAAGATCACCAAGCGGTACTCGATCCGCCGCTGGTTCTTTTAGTCCCCTATCGTTTGTTTGAATGCAACCGGTCCTTGCACAAGCTGGGATCACCAAAGGAGAATACATGAAGAAGCTCTTTCTGCTCGCAGCTCTCGCCCTCGGCGTGATGACTGCATCCGCCCAGGCCGCTGACGCCAAATTCCGTCTCTGCACCGGCAACGCCGAGCTGAACTACGCCAAGGCCGGTCACTACCTGAAGCAGCGCGCTCAGGGCGTTGACGTCGTCTACACCAAGGGCTCGATCGACAACCTCGACAAGATCGTTGCCGGCGAGTGTGACGGCGGCTTCGTGCAGTCAGACGCCCTGATGGTCTATTCGCAGCGCAACGCGAAGGCCATCTCGACGCTGGAGCGTGCCGGCGTGCTCTACCAGGAGCAGGTCCACATGATCTGCAACCGCAAGTTCGACCTGGGCCGCATGGTGAACCTCAAGAAGGACATGACCGTGGCGGTCGGCCAGGACGGATCGGGCGGCTACACCACCTGGTCCGGCTTCGTCATGGCGGACAAGGACCGCTACGGCAAGGTCAGCACGTCGCCGCTCTCGGGTGACCGCATGATCTCGGCCGTCGCTGACGGTTCGCTGGTCCAGTGCGGCCTCATCGTGACCGCTCTGAACGCGCCGTTCATCAAGAACGAGGTGCAGAAGGCTGGCGATGCCGTGATCCTGGTCGGCACCGATGACCGAGACATGACCAAGACGGCGAAGGACGCTCGCGGCCAAGCTGTCTACACCTACGGCGAGATCCCCGCCGACACCTACCCGCGCATCCAGCCGTCCGGCACGATCTACGGCACGAAGTCGGTCGGCACGGTGCAGGTCGATGCGGTGTTCGTCGCCAACGTCGATTGGATCAACGCTCACGAGGACGACGACAACAAGATCCTCCGCGGCTTCAACGCTGCGAAGCCCGACATCCAGAAGCTCGCCAAGCCGCAATAACGGATTGGCTACGGCGGTCGCCCTTCGGGGCGGCCGTCTTTTTCGTTTGGGAATTTTGGAGTGAGGAAATGTCAGACAAGCAGAACACAGCACAGGAGCTGCTCTCGTTCATCCGCGAGGCGCGCAAGTTCCTGAGGTTCGTCGAGAACCCCGAATGGGCAGGCTCGGCCGAACTCACCGACGTCGAGCACCTGGACGAGATGAAGACTCATCTCGAAAAGACTCGAGGCCGGATCGATATGCCGGAAAAGACGGTGATGCATTTCGTGCGCAATTCCGAGACCGGACTTGTGCTTGCGATGACTGGCAACACCCCTGAAGCGGCCGAGCGCGCCAGGTTCCTGACCGGCCTGATGACGTCGCTACCGCGTCTGCTGCAGGCGATCGAGGAATCGTTTGTCGATGCCGCGTTCGCTGAGGACCGCATCAAGGAGCTGATTACGTCCAACAACGAGAAGCTTTTTGAAAACCGTGGGCAGCGGGACGAGATTCGACAGCTCAAGGCCCAGGTTGACCTGCTCCTGAAGTCCATCCCAGTCCCGCCCGAGGCCGTTTGAATGACCGAGTCGCAATCAAGAACCCTCGTGAAATTTCTTCCGCCGGAGGAAGTCGGGGAAGAGCAGTCCGGCTGGTGGATCCTGCACATGGAGCCACTCGACAACGGCGACATGGGGCCGATGGCGAAGACTACTGCTGGGATGCAGCCGGCCCCTATGACAGCGAACACGAAGCTAAACGCATCCTGGAAGGAACTGCAAGTCTATGACGATCTCTGCAAAGAAGATTTTGCATTCGATTTCGCCTGAGCAAATCGAACTGAAAACGGTGCTCGCGCGTTACCCGCGGTTCATCCACGCCAAAGAGCTGACCCACCGCATCCTCAGCTCCGCGCCCGACATGATCATCGAGATCAACGATGGCCTGATGTACGACCGCAACCTGTCACGGAACGCTTCCAGCTCGCGTGCCATCCCCGTTCAGCGTCTGATCGATGACATCCTGCGCGACACCGCGATGCCGATCGAGTTCGGACGGAACAAGAAGGGTATGCAGGCTGACGGTCCGGGGGACGCCTACATCAAGAACCCCTTCCACAATAGCTTCCACAACATCTCGAAGATGGGCTCGCTGCTGTCTCCCGAGCAGGCCTGGCTCTTGGCTCGCGACAACGCAATCGCAATCGCAATCGCAAGTGCCTATGCAGAAGCGGACTACCACAAGCAGATCGTGAACCGACTGCTGGAGCCCTTCGCGCACATCAACGTGCTGAATCACGGCGACCGACTGGGACAACTTCTTCGAGCTGCGCGACCACAAGGACGCCCAGCCGGAAATCCAGGCGCTTGCAGTCGCCATCAAGGATGCATTTGCAGACAGCGAACCGCAACGCTTGCAGCCCGGTCAGTGGCATTTGCCTTTCGTGACAGAGTACGAGCAGGAATGGCTGGATCTGGAGACGCAGAAGAAGATCTCCGTCGCCCACTGTGCCCGCACCTCTTACCTGACGCACGAGGGCAAGACGCCCTTGGTCAGCAAGGATCTCGTGCTCTACGCCGACCTGGTTGGCGCCCGCCCCCTTCACGCTTCGCCGGCCGAGCACCCACGCCAAACCGCCGCATCGCAGGACAGCAGGGGCCGTACGGCGAATGGCGGGTCGAGCACTGGCAGCAGCCCGAGATGCACGGGAAACTTTGCTGGAACCAGAACCGCAAGTTCATCGAACGGGACATCTACAGGATGGCTGCATGACGAAGATCGCCAACTCCTACTATTCGACGGGGGTCAGCCACCGAGAGGTCGATGGTCTCTACCACGCGACCTTCGGCATCCCGGGCGAGCCGCCGATGTGGGTGAACGGCACGGACGGCAAGCCCAAGGTCTTCCGGTCGCAGGACGAGGCGGTCATAGCGGGATTCAAGGTGATGGTGGCTAAGCTCAACCGAGCCCGCCAGGCGCAGGACTTCCACGTCCGAGGCCTGGGCAACCCCCATCACAAGAACACGATCAAGAGCTGGTCCACGGAGCCGCGGGCCAACGAGCCGACCGTCAATTCAGTCTTCGGGAAAAAGCAATGAGCCAGCAGCACTACGTCAACTACACCATCAACGGGAAGGACTTCCAGGTCGGCCCCTATTCCAGCCAACCAGAGGCTGACCTGCATTACAGGGACATCCGAGGTTACGTCGGAGTGACCAATTGCTGGATCGGCAACTCGCGCGACCAGAACCGACTTCGGCCTGGAGATGGTCAGTGAACTTGACCGAGCAGATTGAGGCGGCCCGAGCCGAGGTCGCCCGGCTCGAAGGGATCGCCAAGACCGCGACCTGCCGAGAGATGGGTCAGCACGACATGAAGCACGTCGGCGGCTGCAACGCCGGGTGCTCAGAGGACTGCTGCTGCTCGGTGCCAGTCCACACCTGCAGCCGCTGCGGCGGTTGCGACTATGGAGAGAACGAAGAGGCTCGCGAGATCCTTGGAGCCTGCCGAGAGCGACGAACATGACAGAGGAAGTGATGACCGATACCCCCGAGCCCGTGAAGCAGGACAACGAACTCCGCCAGATGATCAGCATCAAGCAGGTGCTCGCCAAGGTCCCCTTCAGCAGAGCGACGCTGTTCCGGCAGGTGGAGGCAGGCGACTTCCCGAAGCCCCGCCCGATCGCGACCGGGCGCATTGCCTGGTACCTCGATGAGGTGATCGAGTGGCAGCGCCAACTCGACCAGAAGGTCGCCTAA